CATGGACGAGCTGTTCGGCCGGTACAACGTCCTGCGCCTGTGCATGGACCAGACGGGCATGGGCGAGAAACCCGTCGAGGACGCGATCCGGCGCTACGGCTCGACGCGCGTGGAAGGCGTGCTCTTCACCCCCGCGAACAAGCAGGTCCTGGCCACGGTGGGGAAACAGGCGTTCGAGGATCGGAAGGTGCGGATCCCGATGGGCGATGCCGATCTCCGCGCCGACCTGCACAAGCTCCGGAAGGTCACGACGCCGACCGGGGGCGTCCGCTTCGAGGCGGACGCCGACAGCGCCGGCCACGCGGACCGGGCCTGGGCGTGCTTCCTGGGCGTCTATGCGGCCGCGACGGACCGGGGGCCGATCGAATTCCAGTCCACCGGGGTCAAGCGCGTGAGCGCCGGGGAATCCATGAATTCCTTCATGGGGAGATAAGTCTATGGCAGAAGAAGCCGTTAAAAAGCCACAAATTACTGACGAAGTCGCCACCATCGCGAAGGATATCGACATATTCTGCGGGTGGATCGCGCGCCTGGAAAACCCTGATCCCGTGCTCCGAAGCGAAGCCGCGGGCAAGGGGCTCAAGTTGTACGACGAGGTGGATCGAGACGCGCATGCCGGTTCCGTCCTGCAGCAGCGCAACCTGGCCGTCGTCGGCAAGGAATGGGAAATCATCCCGGCGAAATCAGCACGGAAACTTGGACGGCCAGCATCAACCTCCCAGGAACAGGTTGTCGCCGATTACGTTTCCGATGTTTTGGCAGACTGCAACTTCGATCAGGCCCGCCAGGAGATCCTGAAAGCGGTTCTCTATGGGTTCTATGCCGTCGAGGTCATCTGGAATGCGGCGGCGGACGGCATAAAAATCAAAAAACTGATTGCCAAGCATCCGCGGCGCTTTTCCTTCACGCCGGACCGTGAGCTGCGCCTCATCACGCCGCAAAACATGATCGAAGGCGAGCCGGTGCCGGACCGGAAATTCGTCGTCTTCGCCTACGGGGATTCCGACAACCCCTACGGCCGCGGCCTGGGGCAGAAGCTCTGGTGGCCCGTGTGGTTCAAGAAACACGGCATCAAGTTCTGGATGGTCTTCCTGGAGAAGTTCGGCATGCCCACGGTGAAGGGCAAGTATCCTCCGGGGACGACGACGGAACAGCAACAGAAGCTGATGGACGCCATCGAGGCCATCCAGTCCGACACCGGGATCAAGATTCCGGATTCGATGGACGTCGAGTTCCTGGAGGCCTCCCGGGCGGGAACCGTCACCCACGAGCAGCTCTGCGAGTACATGGACCGCCAGATCTCCAAGGCCGTCCTGGGGCAGACGGCGTCCACGGAAGGGACGCCGGGAAAACTCGGGAACGAAAAAACGCAGGAAGAGGTCCGCCGGGAGATCATCGAGGCCGACGCGGATCTGCTCGACGCCTGCCTGAACGGGACGCTGATCAAGTGGATCGTGGATTACAACTTCCCGGGCGTCTCCGTCTATCCGAAGATCATGACTTATGCCGCCGCCAAGCCGAACCTGAAAGAGCAAAGCGAGATAGACAAGACATTGGTTGTGGATATCGGGTTGCCGGTCACTACGGCCTATTTTTACGAAACCTATGGAATCCCTGCTCCGGCGGAAGGAGAGGAACTGGTTAAACCGCAGCCGAAGACGCAGCCTGCCCAGCTCGGCACACCACCTCAATTCGCTGAGGGGATGTCGTTTACACCCGGCCAGCAAGCCGTAGAGGGATTGGCGGGGAAAGCGATTTCTCAAGCGGAAACAACATTGACGGCGAACGAACAGGCCATTCTGGCCGCCGTGCAATCGTCCGGCAGCTATGAGGAAGCCATGCAGAATATCCTGGAACTCTATCCGAACATGAACATGGCTGAACTATCCGGTACGCTTGAAAACGCCGTTTTGAACGCCGATCTTTTCGGACGCTTTGTCGGCGCGAAGGAGATCGAATGATCGACCTAACGCCCCTGCCGATGGCCGAAGCGCAGCAGTTCTGGCGGGATAAGGTACCCCTCTCGCCCGGTCAGTTTTATCGTCTGTCCGACGAGGCAAAGACACGGGCCTTCGCCGTCTCCGGCATCGCCAAAGGCGACGAATTGACGACGGTCATGCAGGCCATGCAAAAGGCCATCGACAAAGGAACGACCCTGAATGATTTCAAGCGCGACTGCGCGACGATCTTTGAAAAAAGGGGCTGGACGGGGAAACGCGCCTGGCGGATCGACAACATCTTCCGGACGAACATCCAAACGGCCTACAGCGTGGGCCGCTACCGGCAGATGATGGAGGTTCGAGACGGAAGGCCCTACTGGCAGTACAGCGCCGTCAACGATTCGCGGACTCGCCCGACCCACGCGGCCCTGAATGGAAAGGTCTTTCGCTTCGATCATCCCTTCTGGCGAATCTGGTATCCACCCAACGGTTTTCGCTGCCGGTGCGGTGTCGTGACGATCTCGGAAAGCGAGATGAAACGGGATGGATTAACGGCGGAAACGGACGATCCTACCGGAAAGCTCATCGAACCCATCGACCCCAAGACGGGCTACAAGATGCCTGCCCGGTTGCTGATGCCCGATCAGGGATTCGCATTCAATCCCGGCGAAACAACCTGGGGCGGAATCGTGGATGCGGCGAAACGGCCCGGTAACTGGAAGCCCCTGCCGGGGTTGAAAACAGCCGGAGACTACCGGCGCAAGGCCCTGACCAACGTCCGGCCCGGCGATATCGCCGATCTGGACGAAACGGCCCTGCTCCCGGCGGGCAAGGACGACGCCTTCTACAAGGCGGAATTCGTGAAACTCTACGGGGAAGAGAAGGTCGTCAAAGACGTCCTGGGCGAACCGGCCATTCTCTCGCTCCGGTCGTTCATGGAAAACAAGACGCCGGGGTCCGAAACGTGGAAGTTCAGCAAGGGCGGGCACGGCGTTTCGATACCCCTCCTGGAGGAAATGTTGCTCACGCCCTATGAGGTCTGGCTGACGCCGCATAAAAACGAGGCCGGCCGGATCAGACTGGCAAAACGCTATATATCGCTATGGAAAACAGCGGACAAAAAGAGAGTTGGCGGATACGCGGCTTTTGAGGTGGTCGATGGGGTGTTCCAGGGAGTTACGGCATTCATACCGATGCGGGGCGGAAGACCATCGGTGGAATATGTGGATGCGCAAAGACTCGGACTGCTGCTTTATCAGAGAGGACGATGACCGGAATGGCTCACAACCCGGCCCGTTTGAGTAGTTCGGTAGGGTGGCCCCCTCTTTCTCAAACGTTCCTCTTGGCGGGAAACAAATTAAGCCGGTAGAGGCTGAAAGTCAAGGAAAATATGCAGATTCAGATTCACGTCAACGATACGGATGTCAACAAGGCCCTGGCCGATCTGTCGGCCCGCATGCGGAACCTTAAGCCCGCCATGCGGGAAATCGGCGAGGTCGTCCGCACCTCCATAGAGCGGAACTTTGCCGCCGGCGGGCGTCCGAAATGGGACGAGTCGGCGCGGGTGAAAAGGGAGGGCGGGCAGACCCTGTCTTTGACAGGCGGTCTCCGTCGTTCATTTGCGCTCCCTGATGCTGTTCAGGCCGGAAATGACCGCGTCTCCGTCGGCACCAACGTCGTCTATGCCGCCATCCACCAGTTGGGCGGGAGGACGAACCCCAGGGTCATCAAGGCGAAAAACGGCAAGGCCCTGTTCTGGCCCGGAGCCAGGCATCCGGTGAAGTCGGTGAACCACCCCGGATCGAAGATTCCGCCCCGGCCCTTTATGCTGGTGCAAAACGAGGACTGGACGGAAATAAAAAACGTAATTAACCGTTATTTATCGATGAGGTGAAACATGATTAAATTCAAAGGATTCGATGATTGGATTCCAGTCTTTCAGGGTGGACGCCAGATAGACAGCGCCGGGTGCGTCCATGACGGCGATGCCCTGATCGACAAGGCCCTGGCAACCTTTAACGCAGCCAAACATGAACCGCCGGTTGTCATCGGTCATCCGGTTGAGAATGCTCCGGCCTACGGCTGGGTCGAAGGGCTGAAGAAACAGGGAAATCTGCTGCTTGCAAAATTCAAGCAGGTGGAACCTGGTTTTGCCGACATGGTGAAGCGCGGCCTTTTCAAAAAGAGATCCGCTGCCTTTTATCCGGATGGAACCCTGCGTCATGTCGGCTTCCTGGGGGCGGTTCCCCCGGCAGTCAAAGGTCTGCCGGATGTGGCTTTCGCGGAAGCAAACGCCATGACGTTCGAGTTTTCCGATTATCAGACGGTCTGGGCGTGGGAATCCATCGCCCGCCTCTTCGGTAAGGTGCGCGATTACCTGATCGAAAAGGACGGCATGGAGAAGGCGGATCAGGTGATCAGCGCTTACCAGATCGAGGAGATCACCGCCGCAGCGGAGAAGGGAAAACAGGAGATTCAGCGGGATGCGTCTGAGCAGACGCCTCAAATCACGAATTACAATGAGAAGAAGGAGGAAAAAATGAATTTCAAAGAGTTCATCCAGAAGTTGAAGGAGCTGGTGGCCGGCGTCGAGCCTGCGGCGCAGACCGATCCACCCGCCGGGAAGACCTTTTCGGAGGCCGATCTCGAGGCCGCGCGCCGGCAGGCCGCCGACGAGGCGGCCCGGGCCGAGCGGGAGCGGGCAGCCGCGGAGTTCGCCGAAAGGGAGCGCACGGCGCGCCAGGAGGCCCGTAAGCGGGAGATCTCCGCCTGGTGCGCCTCGATGGTCGACGCCGGGAGGATGACGCCCGCAATGGTGAAATTCGGCCTGCCGGAGATGCTTGCGGCCTTCGCCGAGCGCGAGGAGATCGTCGAGTTCGGCGAGGCGAAGGACAAGGCCACCCTCTACGACCGCTTCAAGGCGCTCTTCGAGACCGAGCTGCCGAAGGTGGTCGAGTTCAGGGAGGTGGCGACCCGGGACAGGGACACGGGCGGACAGGGCCAGGCGGGGGCGAAGGTCGAGGCCCTGATCCAGGCAAAGCTGAAGGATCGGCAGGACCTGTCCTACGGATCGGCCTTCGCCGAGGTGCAGCGGGAGAACCCCGACCTGGCGAGGGAATACCGGCAGGAAATCGGCGGATAACCGTGGGGACACGATGCGGTCGCGTCCCCTCACGAAGAAAGGAGAAAAGGCATGTCTACGGAAAACAAGATTCTGGATCTGACCTATCCGGCGGCGGAGGACCTGTCGGACGATCAGTACAAATTCGTGGTCCTCAATTCGAGCGGCCAGGTTCGCCGCCCCGACAGCGCCTCCGAGGTGGCCCTCGGGATACTGCAGAACGCCCCGGAAAGCGGCGAGGCGGCGGTCGTCCGCGTGATCGGCGTCTCGAAGGTGCAGGCGAATAACGCCATCGGCATCGGCACCTTCGTCGGCCCGGAATACGTCTCGGCGACGGACGCGGGGAAGGCCCAGGACAATGCCGGGAACCTCGCCTACGCCCGGGCCGTCATGGTGGAGGCGACCGGGGCCGAGGACGACCTGGGAAGCGCCCTGCTCCTGGGGATGTGCCCGGCCATCAGCGACGCGGTCCACAGCTACACCACCGTGACGACCAAGTCCACGGCCGGTGCGGTAACCTACACGGCGGCGGAACTGGTCGGCGGCCTGATCCTCCGGGATCCGGCCGGCGACAACCGGGCCGATGTGACGCCCACGGCGGCGCTGATCGTCGCGGCTGTCACCGGCGCGATCGCCACGTCGAGCTTCGAGTTCATCATCCGCAACACGGCGGACGCGGCCGAAACGATTACCCTGACGGCAGGCGTAGGCGTGACGCTGTCCGGCACCATGACCATCGCCCAGAACAACTCCAAGCGGTTCCGGGCAGTCGTCACCGACGCCGGGAGCGGAACCGAGGCGGTCACCATCTACAGCCTGGGAACGATCGTTCACTAAAACGGCCGCGGGGCGGCCGCGCGCCGCCCTGCGCAACGACACGAAAGGAGAAAAATCATGCCTCAGCCCAATGTGAAGGAACTCCTCGTCACGGGACCGCTTCAGAACGTCTCCGTGGCCTACAGGAACAAGGTCTATATCGGCGACCGGGTCTTCCCCATCCTCGACGGCATCGACCCGAAGGCCAAGATCGCCGTCTACCAGAAGGGCGCCTGGTTCCGCGACGAGGCGGGCATCCGCGGCCCCGGCGCGCGCGCGCCCCGCGGCGGCTATCCCATCGACTGGCTGACCATCGCCACGAAGGAATACGCCTTCGCCAAGGAGGTCACCGACGAGGACCGGCGCTTCGCCAAATCGAAGATGGCTCCCCCTCTGAAGCCCGACCAGGACGCCATCGAGTTCTGCTCCGACAAGATCGACCTGTCGAAGGAGCGGCGGATCGCGTCCCTCATCACCGGCGGGACGTGGGTCGATGCAAACGGAGCCGGCGGCGAGGATGCGGAGGGGCTCTGGAGCCCGTCCGGCAACACGAATACCTTCCTCGCCGATATCGTCAAGGGGCGCAAGGCGATCCAGAACGCCACGGGTGTTACGCCCAACTCCCTGATCATCGATTTTGCGACCTACGAGGCGCTCAAGCAGTGCGATGCGATCGTCGACAAGATCAAGTACACCCAGCGGGGCGTCGTGACCTCGGAGATCCTGGCGGCGGTCTGCGACCTGGAGGAAATCCTCGTCGGCGAGGCGATCTACTCCACGGCCAAGGAAACCAAAGCCGGGACCGATTTCACGGCCCGCTACGTGTGGGAGGTCAACGCCGGAAAGGGCATGGGCTTCCTGTTCTACCGTCCGAAGAGCCCGGGTCTCAAAGTTCCTTCCGCCGGCTACCAGGCGCGGACGGCCTACGAGGACGGTTCTCCCCGCCGGACCACGACCTGGCGGGAGGCGGCCGAGCACCAGGACGTGTACGAAGTGGCCGAGGAGACCGATATCATCCAGGTCTCGGCGGCCTGCGGGTACATGTGGAAGGACACCTACGCGACGTAGTCGATGGGGGGTCGGAAGCCGCGGGTTGCGAAGCCCGTGCCGTGTTCCCGGGGATAGCGGAAATCTCCGGGAACGCGGAGAGCCCCGAAGGAGAATGACCGGAAAAAACGGACCGCAACGGGAAGGAAAGGCAGACGATGGCTTACAGCACGCAGACGGACCTGGAAGAGCAGATCAGCCAGGCCGAATTGATCGAACTGACCGACGACGCCGGAAGCGGTTCGGTCGACACGTCCGCGGTGGCGCGCGCCATCGCCGACGCCGACGCGGAGATCGATTCCTACTGCGGCGGCCGCTACACGATGCCCTTCTCGCCCGTGCCGGTCATCGTCCGCAAGTTTTCCGTGGATATGGCGATCTACAACCTCTTCTCCAGGCGGTCCGTCCTGAAGGTTCCGGAGGAACGGCAGAAACGCTACGACAACGCCATCCGGTTTTTGCGGGATCTGGCGAAGGGCCTGATCTCCCTGGGGGCGGACGCCCCCGCGGAGCCGAGCGACGGCCTTCCCCAGGCGACGCGGACGAAAGACGACCGGATCTTAACCCTGGGCAAAACCTCCGACGGCAGCGCCGGGACGCTGGACGGTTATTGACATGTACACCCTCGAACAGATCGAAGACGCCATCATCGCGCAGCTCGCCCCGCTGAAGGTCGGCTACACGCCGGTCGGCGAGGACGACCCCGCCGTCTGGCGGACGGTCCGGACGATCAAGAGCTACCAGGGGGAGCTCGACGACGAGGAAACCATCGCCCGGGCGGCGCCTCTGTTCCCCGCGATCCTCGTCGTGTACGGCGGCTCCGCGTATGCCAACCGCGGCAGCCGAAAGGTCGAGACGATGCGGTTCGTGCTCTTCGTCCTGGACCGGAACGTGCGGCAGGAGGCCGAAGCGCGCCGGGGCGGGCCGGGAAACCCCGGCTGCTACGCCGTTCTGAACGGCGTCCGCGACCTGCTCTACGGGGAGCAGCTCGGGCTCGACATCCTGCCCCTGGAGGCGATGCGGGAGGACGCCGTCTGGTTCGGCCGGGGCGTGTCGGTTTACAGCGCCGAGTACGAGACCGGCCAGGCGCTTTTGTACCCGTAAGACGGATGAAGGAGGACATATCATATGGACAGACCCGCTGGATCCTACATCGAGGATGAAGCCGGCAAGCTCCGGCCCAACGAAAACGACGAGGCGATGGCGGCGCGCCACGGCCTCGGCAAGGCGAAGCCGGGGAAGCCGGCGGCCGCGAAGGCCGCCGCTGACGCGGAAACGGAGGTAAGCGACCATGCGAAAAAATAGAGCGGTCATTCTGGCCAAGATCGAATCGACGTACGGGACCGACCCGACGCCCGCCCCGGATACGAACGCGATCCTCTGCGAACAGCCGGAGTTCGAGGTCGTCGGCAAGAAGCTGGAACGCAAGAACGTCACGACCTATTACGGCGCGCTGCCCGTGGTCAACGTGGGCCAGGGGCTCAAGATCTCCTTCGCGACCGAACTCAAGGGATCGGGCGCGGCCGGGACGGCGCCGGAGATCGGTGTCCTCCTGCGGGCGTGCAATTTCACGGAAACGGTCACGCCGGCGACGAAGGCGGATTACGCCCCGAACTCCCTCAACCTGACGGCGGAATCCGCCACGATCTGGTTCTACCAGGACGGCATCCTCCACAAGCTTTCGGGCTGCCGGGGGACGGTCTCCTTCGATGCGAAGGCAACCGAGTACGTCTCGCTGAAGTGGGAGTTCCAGGGGCTCTACGCGGGCCCGTCCGACGCGACGATCCCCGCCTCGCCCACCTTCAACGCGACGGTCCCGCCCGTCTTCAAGGCCGCCTCGTTCGCGCTCGACAGCTACGCGGCGGTGATCGAGAACCTGAAGGTGACCGTGAAGAACGACATCGCCATGCGGCCGGACGCCAACGCGGCGACGGGGATCAGCCAGTATTTTGTCAAGGACCGGCAGATCACGGGCGAGGTGGATCCGGAGGTCGTTGCCCTGGCGACGAAGGACTTCTGGACGATGTGGTCGGCCTCCTCCCGGGTCGCCATGACGGCGACGATCGGGTCCGCGGCGGGCAACAAGATCATTGTAACGGCCCCGAAGGTGCAGCTCGACACGCCGAAATACGGCGAGCGCGAGACGCTCCTCGTCCAGACGCTGCCGCTCATCTTCACGCCGAACGCGGGCAACGACGAGATCCTGATCTCGTTCCAATAACGCACCGGGCGCGGGGATGGGGATCCCCGCCGTCCGACGAAAGGAGAATTTCATGCGCGATTTGACGCCATCCGACAAGAACGAAATGATCATCAGCGACGCCCGGAGCGGGAGCGAGATCCTCCTGTATTACCGGAACCCCACGACCGAGGAGGAGGTCGGCTACCAGGCGAATCTCTTCCGGAAGGCGGGGAAGAAATTGAAGATCGCCGCCTTCGAGACCCGCCTCAAGTACGGCCTGAAGATCCTGACCGGCTTCCGGGATGGCGATTTCGGGATCGACGGCCGTCCCATCGCCTCCGACCCCGCCTCGCCCCACTACCGGGAGGATTGGAAGGCGCTCGTGGCCCGTTCCGCCCCGGATATCGTCAATACCTTCGCCTTCGCCGTCTTCGAGGGGGCGCGGGTGGACACGGGGATGGCGCTGGAGATGGCGGGCGACGAGGACGAGCCGGAGGGGGAGACGGAGCCGGACCCTCCTTTCGCGAGGAGCTGAAACGGCTCTTCTCCCGGTGCACCCCGGAGAGGAAACGGGCCTGCGCCCGCGCCTCCGGCCCGCACCTGGAGATGGTCTGCGCCTCCTGCGAGGCCCGCGAGGCCCACGCGCCGGGCGAATGGTTCGCCCACGTCTGGTTCCTCCGCAGCCTGGCGCGGGGCGGCTATCCCTTCCGGCGCAACGACCTGACCGTGGCGGAATGGATCGCGCTGGGGGAACTGGCCGAGGAACTGGAACGCATAAGGGACGCCGCGAAGGCGGGCGTCGATCTCCTGAAATAGGTCGCTTGCGATGGCCAACGAAAACCGCATCACGATTGTCATCCACGCAGACGGGACCGCCGCCATCGAGAGCATCGGCCGGACGGGAAAGTCCGTCGACGGCCTGAAGCGGGAGTTCCGGGACGCGCAGGTCCAGGCCGACCGCCTGAACGCCGGTTCGCGGGACCTGACGGACCGGATCGGTCGGCTGGCGGCCCAATTCGTCACCCTGGGCGCGGCGATGGCCACACTGAAAGCCGGGCTGAACTACCTCGCGCAGATCGAAACGGCCACCCTGGGGATCGCCGCGGCTTTCATGACGGGCGGGCGGTACATCGACCGGACGACCGGGAAGGCCCTGGAGGGCGAGGCGGCGCTCCGCGCGGCGCAGGCGGAGTCGGCCCAGCTCGTCGAGGAGCTCAAGTTCGCGAACCTCCAGACCATCGCCACGCTCGACCAGTTGATCGTCGCCTACCAGCAGACCCTGCCGGTGGCCATCGCCAAGGGATTCGACAAGCGTCAGGTCAAGGAGTTCACCGTGGCGATGGTCCAGGCGGCCGGCGCGATCGGCCTGCCGATGGACCAGTTGGGGGAGGAGACGCGCTCGCTGCTGACCGGGTCGATCAACCCGCGCAACAGCCGCATCGCCACGGTCCTGGGGCTGAGAAGCGAAGACATCGCCGAATACAGGGGCAACGCGACGGCCCTGTTCGACTTCCTCATGCAGAAGCTCGACGCCTACCGGACGGCGGGCGTCGCGGCCCAGAACACGTGGGCGGGGCTGTGGTCGAACACGAAGGACATCGCCCTCCAGTACCTGGGCCAGGGCCTGACACCCCTGTTCGAGACGGTCAAATACGAGCTGCAGGCGATCACCTCGGAGGTCGTGACGCTGGACGAAAAGACCAGGACCATCCGATGGAACCCGGCCTTCGTCGACGGGCTCAAATCCATGAAGGACGGCGTCGTCTCCGTGATCGCCGAGATGTACCGGTTGGGGATGTTTGTCGACAAGATTGGCGCATCGCTGACACGGCTCTGGTTCGGGATTTCCTTCGGGGCCGTCCGTTCCGGTGGGGAGGCCGTCTACCGGAAGAACGAGGAGCTCCGGGAACGCTACATGCGCTCGGAGAAGGCCCTGCAGGACCTGGCGATGCGCGAGGTCGGCTGGAAGCCGGTGACGGCGGAGGCCGACCGGAAGATGCGCGAAGCCGCCCTGGCGGGCCGGAAGCTCTACGAGCAGACCAAGGTCAACGTCGGCAATCCGGACGAGGGCACGCAGCGTCTGCTCCGCTACTACCGAGAGATCGGCCGAGAAGCGGCCGCCTGGACCGGCAACGCCCCGCCGTCGGGCGACGAGGGCGCGGCCAAGAAGGCGAACGATCGCGCCCGGACGATGGCCGACCTTAGGGCGCGCGAGGCGGTTCTGAACAGGTCGACGCAGGAGGCGGCCCTGCGGGACCTGCAACACCGTCACGACGAGGAGCTGAAGAAGCTGCGCGGTCTCCACGCCACGAAGGGCCAGATCGCCGAGGCCGAGCGCCTCCAGGGGGCCGAAACGACGGCCCTCGAGGCCGCGCAGGCCGACGAGCGGGCCCGGATCCTCGCGGACTACCGCGACCGCGAGTCGCTTCTGGGCCGGGAAAAGGACGAGGCGGAGCGGATCCGCATGGCCGCCCGCCACCGGGAGGAGGCGGAGAAGCTCGAAAAACTGACGAACGACAAGGCGCTCCTGGAGGAGGCCGCCCGCGTCCGGAAGCTGGAAGCCGACGACCTCGTGCGCCGCCAGACGCTGGAGAGGGACAACGCCCTCGCCTTGGCGCAGGCGCAGGCCGCCCAGTCGTCGCTCCAGTCGCGCCTGGAGGCCGAGCAGAAGCTCGACGACTCGCGCCGGCAGGCGGGGACGCTGACGGAAGAGGACGCCGTGACGCGCCGGTACGACCGGGAGCGGCGGCTCCTGGAGGCCGAGATCTCGACCCTGGAGGTGCAGTACGACCAGGAGAAGGTCGACGCCCGGAAACTGGAGCTGTCGGCGCGGATGGAGACGGCCCTGCTGAAGATCCTGGACCTGGAAGCGTACAAGGCCTACGAACTGGACCGCATCGCTCTGGCGAACCAGGAAAAGATGATCGCCCTGCGGGAAAAGGAGCGGGACCTGCTGCTCCGGAATTACGACAGCGCGTGGCAATTTGTCATGGATCAGGCCAACCGGATCGGCGGCGGGGTGGGCGAAGGCGTGGGCCAGGCGGCGTCCGGCCTCAAGGGGATCACGGACGTCGCGATGGGGCAGGACCCGTATTCCAGGGACTTCGAGGCCTACCGGGAGATCCTGCTTGAGAAGGAGGAGATATCGCGGCTGTTCAACGAGCAGGAGCTGCAAAGGATCCGCGAGCGGGGCAGCGCGGAGGCGGACCTCCTGCTCAGAAACGGCCTCGTCAAGGCCGGCATGTACGATCAGCTCCAGCGGTACGAACTGGCGAAGGAGAAGACCCTGTCGAACCAGAAGGCGTCGATCGTCTCCAACACCTTCGGCATGATGGCCGGGGCCGGCAAGGCGTTCTACGAGGCGTCGAACAAGCAGAGCGAGCTGGCGTTCAAGGCCTACCAGGCGTTCTCCATCGCCCAGGCGATCGTCGCCACGTATCTGGCCGCCGACAAGGCGCTGTCGGAAGTGCCCTATCCCTACAACTACGTGGTGATGGCGGCCACGATCGCCGCCGGCCTCGCGAACGTGGCGACCATCGCCTCCGCCAGCCCGGGCGGGTCGGCGGCCGGCACGTCGCCCTCCGCCCCGTCCGCGGGCGGCTACGGCTATTACGATTCGGCGGGCTCGTCCTGGACGGCGGAGCCGTCGGCGGCGGAGCGGCCCCTGGTCGTGAACATCACGGTCCAGGGCAACGTCGTTTCCCAGGACGAATTCGCCCGGCAGATCGTCCCGGCGATCCGCAAGGCGCAGAAGGACGGGGTGTGATGGGAAACCCGATCATCCTCTACGACAACCGCTTCGCCGACGGCACGCCGGTCGCGACGGACACGGCCGAGGGCTACGACGTCCTCAACATCCTCGACGGCCGCACCTACACCCACTGGGTGGCCGCCGGTCCCGGAACGAAGGACATCGTCGTGGACTGCGGCTCGCCCAAATCGGCGGACTGCCTGGGCCTTGTCGGCCACAACTTCGGCACGGTGGCCGCCGCGGTGAGCGTGCGCAGCTCGGAGGACGGGGCGGACTGGACCCAGCGCTACGCGGCGGGCGCCTTCGCGACCGACCATGCCTTCCTGGCCCCCTTCGCGTCGGCCACGGCCCGGTTCTGGGGGCTCCGGATGGTCACCGCCGCCGTCGCGCCGGAACTCGCCGTGATCTACCTGGGCGAACTGCTCCGGTTCCCTTCTCCGCCGCAGACGCCCTACACGCCGGCGACGGAGAAGGTCCAGGTCTCGGGCAGGCGCAGCAAGCTGGGCCACTTTCTGGGGAGCGTGATCGCCCATACGCGGCTGGAGATCGAGGCCAAGTTCGCGTATGTGACGCGCTCCTTCGCGGAGGGGGACTACCGCGCCTTCTGGGACGGACACGCCTCGCTCATGGCGCCGTTCTTCTGGTCCTGGGACCCCGATAACTACCCGGCCTGCGTCTATTACGTCAAGGTGCCGGACGACTTTGCGTTCGCCGCGCCGCTGACGGTCGGGGGCTGGGTGGACTCGATCGCGCTTAAGATGGAAGGGGTGAAGGAGCTATGAGCGCCAAGTTCTATCCCGCCGTCGCCGCCCAGGGGGGGCTCGTCGGATGCCTCGACGCGATCGACGGCGCCGAACTTGCCGATGGAGACCGGGGCATCCTCCTCGCGGTGGGCGGCCTGGCCTGTTACCGCCTGGTGGACGATCCGGAACAGGAGGGCATCCCGCCGGTCACGAACCCCGGCGACAAGCGCTGGATCGAGATCCCGGGCTACTTCGGACCGGACACCGCCGTGGACGGCGGGACGTGGTGAGAGCGACAGCAGGCGCCGGTCCTTCGACCCGGCGCCCGGGGACTAAATCGTAAAAGGAGAACGATCATGGGAAATCTGATTCAGATCAAACGCGGCGCGAAGGCGTCCCTGCCGTCCCTGGCGGTGGGCG